TGGGAAAAATACTGGAAAAATAGATACCAGTGGGCGCCAACAGGAGCCTTTCACTCACAGTACCCGGAAGACTTGATGTTCTTAGCTAAGGACAGGTTGAGCAGGAATAAACTTGACACGCTGACGAAAATGCCTAAGCGCAGTCTAGAATACTTTTTGAACAGGCCGCCGCAGATCAGGGCATGGGCATCCACAAAGTATGAATGGACAAAGATGCGTGCGATATATGGGGTGGATGCAACAAACTTCATATTGACAGGTTTCGCGATGGGTGATTGCGAAAGAACATTAAGCAACATCTTTCCAATTGGGGATACCGCGACTGAGGAGAACGTCAGACGAACTGTAAAAGAGGTGCTCAGGAATGGTGTTCCATTTTGTTTTGACTACGAAGACTTCAACTCGCAGCATAGTACGGAGGCAATGAAGTCGGTGCTTGAAGCATATATTTTAGTTTTTGAAAAAAATTTATCACAAGAGCAGCAGGCTGCATTAGTTTGGGCGATTGACAGTCTGGATGACGTGAAAATACGTGATGATAAACAGAGGTGGTATCAGACAAAAGGCACATTACTGTCAGGCTGGAGACTGACGACGTTCATCAACACCGTCCTCAATTATGTATATATACAACTGTTAGATACCCAAATAAAAGTGTCAACACATAATGGTGATGACGTACTGGCTGCAGTGACTCGATTTTCGGATGTTCAACAGCTTATGTTGAGCGCTAATAAGCATAAAGTGAGGTTTCAACCACAAAAGTGTTTTCTAGGTGCTACAGCTGAATTTCTCAGGATAGACCACTCACGTCCCGGTGCAGGACAGTACTTGGCCCGTTCCATCTCTACGTACGTACACGGCCCGACCGAGGCGGCTTTACCAAATAACGTGTTGGACTTGTTTAAAGCGACTACAGAGCGCTGGCGCGAAATAGAAGAGAGGCACGGGTGTGTAGATAATCTGCGACCAATACATCAGGAGACTGTAAAATATATATGTAAAAAATGGCATGTAGACGAAGAGTTGTATCATAAATATTTGAATACTAATGTATTGTGTGGTGGTTTATCTAACGATGTAGGAGAAGAGAATTTCTTGTATGATTTTAAATTAGAGCAAGTTAAGACAGACAAAGAAATAAATGATGAAGAAGTGCGGGCCACGACTCAACTTAACCAAGCGGGACTTGACCAAATGTTCGGTAATGTGAACGAAGATGACCTAACTGATGGCGAGAATTACCCGGGTGCATATGAATATGCCCTGGGCTTATCTCGGTCTCTATTTTCGGGAACACATTTTTACCAAATCTACAAATCGGTATTAAAGACGCTAGAACTTAATAGGTCTAATATCAGGTTTAGAGTAAAAGTATTAGAAAGAAATACTAACACGATAGACTATCTGAATGCAGTACAGAAAGGGACTCACAAAACTAGGGCTAGTACGACGAGAGTCATGCTAGCTAAAGCTTGTGGTATACCTTTAGTTTCTGTGTACGATGAGGTCTACAAAATAAAGGACTTGTTAGCTGCAGAGAAGGATCTTGACAAAGCGTTAATGATCTACTCTTAAGTTAACAAGTCTTGCGGAGCAGTGTATACTGTGGATTTTTATTTCTTTTTATTTAATTCTTCT